GGCTTTAAAGTCTTTCATAGGACTTGATAGGTTTATTTTGTGGTGGAGCTGGCGGAAACTGATCTAGATAAATATCACTTTGTTTTTAAAAGATATATTTCAAAGATAAAGTCAGTTTACTACCACGCTTACTACAATAAAAAACAGGACGCCAATTCAGACGTTATTTAGCCTAATTTTGGGAAAGATTATAGCATCAAAATTTGCATTTTTCTGCGTTATTTTGCGTTAAAGGATCTGATTAAAAGGATCTGAAAGGCGGTAGATCTGAAAAGGCTTTGTAAAGGATCTAAATTTGCGTTGAAACACACACATTTACTGCGCAGGCGTGGCGAGGGTTTGACTGCGATTTTTCGTGCGTGCATTTGGACGAAAAATCGGGTTAAAACAGGGTTTTAAAGTTTGTTTTATTGATTGATTTGATATAATAAACTTGGGAGATATTAATACTATACAAGACAAAAACAGTTCTTGCGCAATAAAAAACCCGCATTTCTGCGGGCTGTGTATTTTGAAAGGATCTATTGTAGTAATTTGTATTCGGTAAACGTGATCACTTCTTCCCCTACCCAACTGTTTATCTCTTTCAAGCGCTCTTGCAGTGGAATGATTTCATTGATAAAAAATACTCGCGTTGCTTTCTCTACGTCACCAAAGCCGCCTGTGTTATTAGGCACAATTCCCATTAATTGCGGTGGTACTCGATGTGCCGCCAATACATCATCACGGCTTGCATTTTTGATATTCAAAAAATCATCTTTTGCCACTGCGTCAGATAATGGAATGACTTGCATCCCATCTTTCTTGCCGTTAGGAATATACACGAATAAATTCTTAAAGTTGCCAGTGCCTTTTGTTTGGCGGATTTGTGTTTTGATTGCTTCAATGTCGTCTTTGTTTTGCGTTGGGTCGGTCATATAGATAATTGAACCTGCATGCGCACCGTTCAAATAATATTTGCGACGAAACAATGTCGCACTTTCATTCAAGAAAGCTGATTGTAATGCAGCTAAATATTCAGGCACACCGTAAATTTCTTGGTTTACATCAGGATTGATCAGATTAAACACCGCATCTTTCGGGAATTCGTATTCATCAAAGCCATTTACAATCTGATAAAAAATGCCTTTCTTTACGCCAACGCGCATATATTTTGCAAGGGGCGATTTCAACGCAATCACTTTTCCGAAAGTGTTTTCAACTTTTTCAAGATAAGCATTACCGAATACTAAGTAATCTTGCACCAGTTTTTCTAATTGGGTACGAGGTAAAAGTGCGGTGGTTTTACACGTCGAAAGTAAAATATTTTTCTTAACGGTAATCGCACTATTATGATGTGCCGATGCATTTAAGGCTTTAGCCAAATAACTTAAATTAATTGGAGGATTGTAATATTTTTCATACATCAACACGCTTTCGAAATAATTCAGTACTTCCACACGATCAAGCACTGGAATAGGTTCACCAAAGCTAAATGCCTGTGCTTGATTTCCAGTAGAAAGTGCGGTGGATTTTTTTGTGTTTTTGCTCATTGGGTTATCCTATTCAAAGGTAAATATTGTTGATTTGTTGCTTGATACATCGCCGCCTAAACCATAAGGCACATTTAAAATACAGTTCATGATTGCCCATGATAAATCGCCGTGGCTTGCATCTTCCGAACGATCTGAAACATAAGTAATTTTCCCCGTGCTAGTAATGCGTTTTTTCACCGTCATAAAACTACTCACGATGTCATTGTCTCCACTATCAAATTTAAGGCGACGTTTCTGAATTAAGTTTTGTGTTTTTAACACCATTTCATTTTTAAGATCGGCGTTATACTCTAGGCCCTGCGCCATTGGATAAAATTTTCTCACTTCCTGATAAACGCCCGACCCCATTCCCGTTTTATCAATTACTATGCGAGTTACATTGTAATCATCACAAAACTGCTTAATGCGACTTGCTTGTGTTTCGTAATCCATACCGTGAAAAGTTTGTTTATGTAAAACGCGATAATCTCCCCCTTCCACTTTCGGCGGTGCAACAATCACTAATGCTGCACGGTCGCCAGTAAAGGCGGGGTCATAACCTAACCACACTTCACGATTACCGAATGGGCGTTGATAAAATGGCTTGTAATCGTGCCATTCTTCTAAGCTGTCCACTTGGCAAAGTTGCAAATCGGCAAATTTAAACGCCGACGTGTTATCATCCGCAAACTGGCACAAAAACAACTGTTCAAATTCTTCTTTGCTGTTTTCTGCGATCAGGTCGTCAATATTGAATAGATTGCATCCACCTTCCATCGCATCATTAATGGTAACAATCTGCTTCCATTGGCGGTCAGCACAAAGTTTGCCGCTTTTTAAATTCTCGTGCGAAATATCAATTTCAACTTTGTCCGCCTTGGCACGATTTTTATTAAATGCTTTTCCAGAGAAAAACGCATAAGCGGGATGTGCAATCGTGGTCGGCGTTGAAAAATACGTTTGGCGATACATTTTTTGCGCCGCCATACCTGACGCCACTTTACGCATCACATCAAATTTAGGCACCCAAAACACTTCATCAAAATATAAATTGCCGTGATACGATTGAGCCGTGGCGGAGTTCGTGCCAAGAAAAATCAATTCTGCCCCATTTGGCAGTTTGATGGTTTCGCCTTTTAAATCCACGTCCGCTGTTTGCTTTGCATAGTTAACAATGTAAGAGCGGAACTGCAACGCCTGTTTTTTACTGGCAGACAAAAAGATTTGATTGTGTCCAGTCGTCAATGCATCAATAAAGGCTTCATGGGCGAAATAGTAAGTTGCCCCGATTTGTCGGCTTTTTAAAATATTTCTGATGCGGTTTTCTTTCGCTTTATGCCAAACTCGCTGATAATTAAACATCCCATCAAGAAAGCCATTGATCAACAATTCTTCTTGTTCCTGATCAATGGCATTTTGTTCTGCTTTCTTCCTTTCGCCTTTGTTTCGATTGGCAAGTTTCGGGTTTAAATCCACTTCATTGCCATCACCAAAAGAATATTTTTTCACTCTCGCCATGCGTTCCATTTGGCGACCGAGCAAATCAATTTCTTTATAGTCTGCTCCGCTTTTTTCTTCTTTGGCAATCAGCAAATTCAATCTTGTTTCAAGGGCTAATTCAACCCGTCCAACAGGGGCGACATCATCCCATTTTTCGCGATCTTTCCAACTGGAGATCGTGGACGCAGCAATATCAAGCTGACGAGCAATTTCAGCGATTTTATAGCCGCTAAAATACATCTGTTGTGCTTTTCGTTTTATTTCCGCCGTCACATCGGGCGAAGCTTGATTGATAACTTGTTCGTCCATTCATAATCCTTTCAATTTACAACCGCATAATAGAAAGGGGGCTGGCGTTAGTCTTTACAGCGCACCTGTGAACAGAAAAGCAACAAAAACAACCCATAGACCGCAAAAATTAAACCTTTCAGAATAATGGCAATCTTTGAGCCAAACCAACCACAGAAAGGACAACCAATGGCAAAAAAATCTAAATGGGTAGTTGTCGCAACAGAAGGGGCAACAACTGACGGCCGCACAATTCAGCGCAACTGGATTGAAGAAATGGCCGAAAGTTACGATCCCAAAAACATCTACGGCGCACGCATCAATCTTGACCACATCAAATTTTCTGTCTATCTCCCTGAACTTGCCAATGCTCATTGCTTTGGTGACGTCTTAGCCGTGAAAGCAGAAGAACGTGAAGATGGCAAATTACAGCTTTTAGCCGAACTTCAACCAACTGACGCACTTATTGCCTTAAATAAAGAAGGTCAAAAAGTTTACACATCAGTTGAAATTGACACCAATTTTGCAGACACAGGCAAGGCATACTTAGTCGGTTTAGCTGTAACGGATAATCCGGCAAGCTTAGGCACAGAAATGTTAAGTTTCTCGCACAATGGTTTAAATGCCCGCAAATTAAAAGCAGATAACATCTTCTCTGCCGCCATTGAAACCGAATTAGATTTTGACGGTTTGGATGGTTTAGACAATCAGCCTGACAATCCATCTGTATTTGCAAAAATCAAAGCGTTATTTGCGAAAAAAGAAAAATCGGACGATGAACGCTTTTCAGACCAATCCAGTGCCATTGAGCTTTTAGCCGAGCAACAAAAAGAAATCTTAGAAAAATTGACCGCACTTCAAGGCGATTTTGCAAATCAACAAGCCGACATTGAAGAAATGAAAGCGGGCAATGAAGAAATCCATGCAACGTTTGAAGAACTCAAACAAAAGCCGGCACAAGCCGAAAACTCCCGCCCATTAGTTTATGGTGAAGAACCTGAAACTGACGGCCGCTTCTTTTAATTTATCTTAGGAAAAAACTAAATGAATAAATTTACCCAACAAAAATTCCAAGCTTACATTGCAGGCGTTGCACAAGATAACGGCGAAGATGTGGCATTTGTTGCAAATGGCGGGCAATTCACCGTCGAACCAACAATTCAACAAAAGCTTGAAAATGCAGTGCTTGAAAGCTCCGATTTCTTAAAACGCATCAACGTTGTAATGGTGCAAGAAATGAAAGGTTCTGCATTGCGTTTAGGCGTACTTTCACCAGTTGCAAGCCGTACAGATACCAACACCAAAGCACGTGAAACCACGGACATCCACAGCTTGCAAGAAAACTTATATTCTTGCGAACAAACCAACTTTGACACGCATTTAAACTATGCAACGTTAGACAGTTGGGCGAAATTCCCTGACTTTGCAGCACGTGTTGGCAAACTTAAAGCAGAACGCATTGCATTAGACCGTATCATGATCGGTTGGAACGGCACAAGCGTGGCGGCAACAACCAACCGCACATCAAATCCATTATTGCAAGACGTGAACAAAGGCTGGTTGAAACAAATCGAAGATAAAGCAACCGCACGTGTGATGAAAGAAGCGAAAAGCGGCACAGGCAAAATCGAAATTGGTGAAGGTAAAGAATACAAAAATCTTGATGCATTAGTCTTTGCATTAAAAGAAGATTTCATCCCTGACCAATACCGTGACGACACAAAACTCGTGGCGATTATGGGTAGCGATTTATTAGCGGACAAATACTTCCCGCTTATCAATCAATCAAAACCAAGCGAACAAGCGGCGGGCGATACTGTCATCAGCCAAAAACGTGTTGGCGGTTTACAAGCCGTAACCGTGCCATACTTCCCGAAAGGCACTGTATTGGTGACATCACTCGACAACTTGTCAATCTATGTTCAAGAAGGTCGTGTTCGCCGTCACTTAAAAGACGTGCCGGAACGCAACCGTGTGGAAGATTACTTGTCATCCAATGAAGCTTATGTGGTTGAAAACTACGAAGCAGTGGCGATGGCGAAAAATATCACCGTTCTTGATGCACCAACTCACGCGTAATCATAATGCGACCAACTAAACGTCACTTTCTTGAAGTTTCTGCCGCTATCGCTAATGCGGCAGAAACCGAAGATCTAAGCGACTTTACGGAATACGAAAAAATGTGCCGTATCCTTGGTCGCCATCGAAAGGACCTAAAAAACATCCAATCGACGGAACGCAAAGGCGCATTTAAAAAGCAAATTTTGCCTGACTATCTGCCATGGATTACAGGGGCGTTATCTGCCGGCACAGGCAAACAAGATAACGTCTTGATGACATGGTGCGTGTGGTCGATTGACTGCGGGGAATATCACCTTGCCTTGCAGATTGCTGATTATGCCGTATTCCATGATTTGCGTTTGCCTGAACCGTTTACGCGAACACTTGGCACATTATTGGCGGAAGAATTTGCCGACCAAGCAAAAACCGCACAAGCCGCCAATCAGCCATTTGAAGTGGCTTACTTAGAGCAAGTACAACGCATCACCGCTGAATGTGACATGCCAGATGAAAGCCGTGCGCGATTATTGCGGGAATTAGGTTTGTTATTGGTTGAAAAGAACCCTGAACAAGCCTTGCAATACCTTGAACGTGCTTTAGGGTTAGATCAGAAAGTTGGCGTGAAAGGCGACATTAAAAAATTACGCAAAAAATTAAGCAAAGCCGATGAATAATCGGATTTGATAACGAGCAAACCACGCACCCGCGGGGCGGATAAAAGCGCGGTCAGGTTTCTTTACCTCTTTTCCTGATTGTTGCTCTTTATCCTCACCCCGCTTTTTTATAGGTAGATTTTATGTCAGACGGTGCAATCTCAATCAAACTCGCCCCCGATTATGAGATGGGTGCAGTGCAAAAACAACTGG